CTCTTCTCCATGTATCAGTCTGTGGGATGTATGCCTCATTTTCTTCATCACCTAACTTTCCTAAGTCATGATTTAATGCTGAAAATACTAATTCTTCAAGGGTATATGTTGAAGTATCTACACCATGTTTTTCCCAAAGTTTATGTAAGTCTAAAGCACATTCAATAACTCTTCTAACGTGGTCATAATATCCACCTTCAAAAGCACTATGATATTCCTTTTTATGACTTGCAGGCATCATTGTTAATCTTTCATCATATTTCTGATAGAATTCTAATACCTTTTCCTTACGTGGTGACGTAATATAATCTTGAATACAGTCAAGTATCCAGTTCCTATTTTCTAGGATTTTTTCTGCTATTAATTTCATAACTATTTTATTTTTAAAGATATGGATTCATTTCTTCAGCTGACATTGGTTCTCTTTCGATAAACGCTTTCAATTCTGATAGTTCTTCCTCTGCCAATGCTAATGTATCTAGATATTCATTTAGTTCAGCTCCTCTTTGTACACAAAACTTTAATTGTTTCAATTTCCCTTCTATGTTTTCTACTTTTTTTAAAACTGTATTTCTGTTTCTCATTATTTAATATGTTTAATTGTTTATAATTTTCTTAAGTTAATGAAGATTTCTTGGGTCTCCAAATTTTTCTTTAATTTTCTCGAAAGTTCTTTATTTTGCATATGAAAGCACATTTCTCATATTCCTCCATCATTTCGAAGTATTTCATTGATTTATTTAATCCCATATCAAATTCTTTTTCCTTTATATTTTTAATTACTAGGATATCATATTCTTGATTTAAATCTAGTTCTGAAAGGTATTTCCATGCCGTATTATAGACTAAGTGATTACTAATTTCAGCGATATTTGATTCATCAACGTTAATATTTTTTAGAAGTTTATTCATCTTCTTTTCTAAGACCTCACTGTTTAAAAACGATTTTATAAACATTCGGGCGTTGTATTCAGGTAACCGAGTAAAGTCGATTAAAACGTCGTTTATGGTCTTTTTATCGCCTTCATTATATTTGTCACCAAATAAGTCAAAAATTTTATTTACATCCATATTAATAAATATTGTGAGAAAGAAGAACCCACAAATGTTGTGGGTCTTTATTGGTTTTTTTTTATTAAAAGTAATGTTTATTTTATTGTTTTTCTTGTTTTTGCGTACCAAAATAATATGAGAATATCATTAGAGTTAGTGTCTTAATTAAGTCAAATAGTTGATCATTTTGGTGATCAGATAATAATGGCATTCCAAATGCTATTACTTTATCTACTATAAATACACCAACTAATGCTGCAAATACTAATAATATAAACCTAACAAGAATATCCTTTGTAGAGTTTACAAAAAGTTTATTTACGTAATATACACCAGACGTTATAAAAGCAATGCCAAACATTACAGCAAAAGTAGTTAGCCATACATTTCCAGTACTAAACATTATTTAAGTAAGTTATAATATTCATTAAAATGTTTGATACGATCTGGTAAGCCAATTACACCACCATTTACTCTTTTAGTTACAGAAGTTACTGTAGCCTCTGTTGCTCCAGCATCAGCCATTTTATGTAAACCATTTTTATGGAAAAACCAAGCTGCTGATAATAATGGGTATTGAGTAGCAACTAAGTCAGGAGTTGCAGTAAGATCTACTTCAATAGCTTTTCCAAAATTAGTATAATTTTCTTTACCAGTTAATTGAATAAAACCTCTACCACAAAATTTATAACCATCACCTGAAGCCTCATCACCATTCAACATTCTATTTGCATAGACTTTGTTAGCTATTTTTTCAGGTTTTCTTTCATAAGCCAAAGCTAAAGCATCAGTTGGGAAATATTTACCAAAAATAGTTCTTAATCCCTTTGCTCCGTAGTTTAAATTTTCTCTTAACACTTTAAATCCACCTGATTCGTGACCACATTGAGCTAAAAAGTGAGCTAAACGTAATGGGGTGTTGATTTCAAATTTAGTTTGAATGCTTGGAATTTGAGCTATAACGCTATCCGGAATGTGTCCTTTTAATTTTTCTAAGTTCATAATTTATTATTTATATTTTTTTACAATAGATGTACAACTATCAAGTGTATTTTTATATTTAGGTGAATATGTTTCCTTGATAATTTTAGTTTTTTCTTGTGTGACAGTGACTGAAGCTATTCTTGCATCCACTCTGATACTATCATCCATTATATAAGGTCTGATTACAGGCATTGGTTTAATTACCACTTGCTCTGTTCTCATCATTGTAGCGTTTGTCATTTCTTCTAATAATGAGGCTACACTAATTAAGTCTTTTTGCTTATTGTTATTTTGTTCTATAAGATCATTATTAATACTCATTAATTCAGCTTGATTTTTAACAAGTATGTTATATTGATCAGATATGGCTTGACAATTATCAGTTTTTAAATAAGAAGTAGCTATAGCAACTGATGATGTTAATATAGCTGCTACTAAAAAGGCAACTAGGCGTTGTTTAGGATTTAGTGATTTTATTATGTCGAACATATATTAGTTTTCGTTCTCGTCTTTTGATTTTCTATTAGTAAATTTATCTACAGAAGAAAGTCCCAAGCAACCAAAAGCTAACAATGCTACAGCGTCTACTAAGGCAGTAGAAGGAGCGGTTTCAGTTGGTGAAAAACTATTGTGATACATTGTTATGCACAAAGCAATAGCACACATTAAACCTACCACTCTTTTAGATGATGGATTACCTTTTTCGTCTCTTACTACGTTACCTAACCAGTTAATTAATTTCATTATATTATTTTATCTAAATTTCTCGTATCTCATCAAAGGTTTTTAAAACCATATCAATTACTTTATCCCCATCAACATTTCCTATTTTTTTCAATTGTTTTAATACTCTTTCTAAAACAATTAATTTAGATATCATTAATCCTTCAGGTCCGGTTTTGTTTTGATATTTATCTAATACATTTTTAGTTAAACCATCACTAAGTGTATTCTGTAATTCTTCTCTAATTATTTGTCTTAATTCTGCTACTTTCATTTTTTTGTGTTTTATAATAAATATGTACTAGTTTGATAAAGGTAAAGAAAAAGCCTACAAAAGTAGACTTAATTTTGGCAATGTGTTGCCCCTCAGAGATTCGAACTCCAATTCAATGTACCAAAAACATTTGTCCTGCCAGTTAGACGAAAGGGCAATAAAAAGTACTGCGTAAGGGGCTCGAACCCTCAATTTCTACCGTGAAAGGGTAGCGGCTTAACCAATTTGCCTAACGCAGCGTATATTATTTTACTTAAAAGACGCTTTAACCCCATCAAAATCTACTCCATAAGCATGTCTCATTACATTTAATTTATAATTTGGGTCAGTAGCATAATTTCTTATTTTTAAGTAATTAAAGTAATTACCATATTTTTTTGAAGTATATGGGACTTTATCTTGCCATTTTTTATAGTAGGCAATTGACATTTCCCAATGTTCAAATTTAAAATAACCACTATTTCCTCTAAATCCAAATAAATTATTATTTACCTTAAAATATTTACTACCAAAATTTCCGGATTCTTGTAATGCCTGATATAATACTATTTTTGGTTCATAAATGCCGTACTCTATTATTTTAGTATATATATTAGCTATATTCAAACTTAATACCGAATCTTTTTGGGTAGATGTGGTATCTTGTGGTGGTTGTTGATTTAGTTGTTTATACGTTTTACCTTCGCTGAATGATGAGTCGATTCTAAACAATAATAACAACAACAATATTACCGTAATATTTTTGATACTTGTATTAAGAATTTTCTTTTGAAACATTGTGTTCTGATTTTAAAGTCGTTATCAACATGAGTATTGTGAAGCAATTCAATTGCTTTTTTCAAATGTCTCTTTAAGTAAGTATGTTCTCTAAATAAAGAGAAATATAAATTTCTATTCTTTTCGCTTATCCATTCATATTTATCACCTACTAATCTAGCTAGAGTAAATTCATCTCCCATTCCCGCATCCGTCAAAGTAACAATAATTGAGTTATGATCTGGAGAAATATTGAATTTAATAATTTGATCGTTGTTTATGTAAGTTTGTGTTTGCATTTTTATTATTTTAATTAATGATCATACATTCCATATCCACCATCATCGTCCAAAGATATATCTTTATTTAATGAGTAAACCATCTTTCCTGATTCTGGATCTAGTTCGGTTTGGAT